CGATCCGAAATACGAAGACCTAGACACAAACACGGTCATGGACACACAAATGACGGGGACGAACTCAGACGGTGAAAGTGTCTTTGGCTTTAACGACTTGAAGACCGCAGCGGGCGGCGTGTACGACAATCTAAGTTCAAAAGGATTGAAGTATGCGGGTTATGGTGCGGCTGCTGGCCAGCTTTTGGCACCCATCCCAAAGAAGTTTTCGCCTGCCCTAAACATCGCTACGCCCACGCCGACTAGGATGCCCGCTATCGCATCAATGTCAGACTTTGAAGACCAGTTTGTGCAGAACCAGAGGGCCAACCTTTCTGCAACTATTCCGCCGCCCGCGCCTATCGCGCCTGTTGTGCCAGTCGCAATGCCGCAAGGCGTGACTTACCAAGACCGCGTTCGTGACAGGGAAACTGGCGAGTATCGTTATACAGGCGCGTCCAACCCCTCAGATCAGAGCGCGTTTGGTCGAGCAGTTAGAGGAACCAGTCGGCGCAGAGGTTTAGGTTTTGGCAATAGCATAATGGTATGACGGAAACCGTCAGGCCAGCAGCGGCGAAAGACTTAAAGAATTGTGTAGCCCTTGCCTTAGATATGATTTCTGAGGGCTACTACAAAGACTACGACGTGAATGAAGGCGACATGCTAACGCACGCATTGTTGACATACCATGAGCCAGATTGGCTATTCATGGTTTACGAGAAGGAGGGTAAGGTTGTGGGGTTTTTTTCGGCGCAGATAACTAAGACCTTCTTTGGATCAGACTTAGTGGCAGAGCAAAAGCTAATGTATATCGACCCGTCGCATCGCGGCGGCATTAAAGCGCCGATGGCTTTCATGCGAGGGTTTAGAGACTGGGCAGCGGCCAACAAATGTAAGGGCGCGTTCTTTGCGCCGACTGTCTCTGTTCGCACAGGATTTGACGCGATCGCAAAAAGACTTGGCTACGATTTCGTTGGCCCAATGTACGGGATCAAGCCATGATTAAAGTACGACTAATTGAGTTTGAAGATATAGCAACGCTCGCTGAGATGGGTAAGTATATGCACGCCGAAGGTGTGTTCAACAAATCCGACTACGACGTAAAAAAAGTTACAACAATGCTAACAGATTATTACGCTGATGGAGATAAGCTATCTCTAGTCGCGGTAAACGAAGATGGCATAGTCGGCTGGTTTCTAGCGAGCCTATCAGCACATTACTTTGGCGCGACGAAGCTCGCCGTCGAGCAGTGTATGTATATTCACCCATTACATCGCGGGTCATCAGCGGCAACACGTTTTATGAAAAAGTTTGAACATTGGGCGCGGTATATGGAAGCTGAAGCGATGTTGTTTATGCCCTGTAATAATGGCGTGGATGACCGATGGGACAAGTTCGCAAAACGATTTGGATACACTCAAACTGGCTATATTTTCACGAGGAATGTTTAGATGTGTTTCGGTGGCAGCGAAGAAAAAACAAGTGACCAGAATGTGGGTGGAAACCCCGACATGAAAACAAGCGTGATGCCAAAGCTAAGGCCACGTACTGTTACCTATCCTGAGATAATGAACCCTGCCGCTGAGTTTCAAGGCGATACTGGGTCGGACGACTACACCACCTACCAGTTAAAGCGTGCGGGCTACGACCCCGGCGGTCACAAAGGCGTAGTCGATCGCTATGGTAACGCAGTCCTAGACGGCAACAAAAACCCTGTCTTGTCTGGCACTTATGCGAACATAGAAGACAAATCATCAGATAATTATCAAAGCTCGAATGATTACAATATTGCCCGTGTGTCTGCCGTCGAAAAATTTAAGGCAGCGCAAGCGGGAGCAACGGAGAACATTAGCCCCGCGCTGATAGCGGCTGGCCTTGGTACGAGCCAGTTTGGCTTGCAGGATGGTTACAGCCTTACAAACGCGGAGTACGGGACAGCAGCGGCCACGAAAGAACAGCAGCTTGCATACACAAAGATGCTCGCGTCAGCTATGCGAGATAGTTATCTTGGCACCAATGTCCGAAGGTTTCCCGAAGCCACTTTTGACGATCCGCTTGGCACGTCGTTGGCCAACACGCTCAACGGAACATACCTTGGGTCCGACTTTTCGATGGATCAGCAGCGGGCGAACTTTGAAAGGTTATCTTCTGCCTACAACCGTGGGCCGTTCAGGTCGAAACTTGAGGCAGATGCAGCAGGCAACGTCGGCACTTCGACTTGGGGCCAAAGGTTCGGCGGCGGGTTAGCCAATATCATTGAAGGCGTAGTGTTGGGCGGTGTCTTAGGCCCAATTGGCAGCGGGCTTGCAGTTGGGACCGACTACAACACTATGGATAATTACGGCACACCAGTCGATGGGTATGGGACAGGCACCACTAGCACAGCCTCTTTCGATATGAAGAACATGATCGGTGGCGTTGCGGGTGATGCGCTCGCGGGGTACGCGGCCCCGAAGGTTGGGCAAGCAATATACGAAAGCACAGGTAGCGTAGGGCAAGCCACAATGGGCGCGGTCGGAACAGGCATCATAGCGTCAGAGCAAGGCGGCGGTGCGATTGGTGGCATGCTGTCTAATGCTTTCGGTCTTTCTCCCAAGATTATGAGCAGCGACATCAGGCAACCATTCGAGCAGCAGCAACAACCGCAAGAGCCAGAGGGCGGTTTCGGGGCAAGTCTTTCAGACGGGCAAAGCAACTCATCGGTAGCCCCACAGGCACCATCCGTCGCCCCAGCGGTTTCCACGCTAGACAACTCAGGACTAGCGGCCACCTCAACAGACGTAGCCGCAGCCCCGTCCGACTTCGACTATCAAGCGTGGCTATTGGCCAATGCAAAGCGGGCAAACCCTAATTCTGGCCAGCCCGTAGACTTGGCGGGCAACTCGCAGAACACCTCATCTAACAACCCATTGTTCAACGCACAGCCAAACTTGAATGGAGTGCGATACTTGCAAGGGGGTGGGACGAACAGAACCTATGGAACTGCTAGTATGGCCCCAGTCAACAGCATGCAGCAGCGACGTAGTACACGTCGAGCAGGGTTAAACGACAAGCGCGTAGGCGTGATCATAGGATAATAGGAGAAGACTTATGGGTGGATTTGGCGGCGGCGGCGGAGCACCAGCGGTTACAGCAACACCAGCGGTTACACCAACACCAGCGACGACAGGCCCGACTGTGCCAGACGGCAGCATGGCTCAGACGTTTATCACCAATAACTACGGTGAAACGCCTGACATTCAGGCCGACTATGTTCGCAAGGAAGGCGCGGCGGCAATTCCAGGTATGGGAGAAGACGACTTAGCTGCTGTGCTTGGCGGCGATGGCATGAACCAGATGTTCCAACCCTTTGCAGAACAGCGTGGCGGTGCATCATTTCTAGGCGACCAGTACGAACAGGCCGAAGGCTTGCCCAGTATGGACGCAGTAGTGTCGAACCAAAACCCGCAAGCTACAGGCGAAGGCGGTCAGGGATTTGGCAACCGAATTATCGGTGGCGAAGCAGGGGTTGAAGCTGGCGCTGTACCAGATGGCAGCATGGAGCAGACTGACGTAGTCGGCACAGAAATGGCTTCCGACGTAGCATCGACTAACGAGCAGCCATTGCCCGGACAGGCGCTAAACAACGACGTAGATTACGAAATGGCGATGGCGGGCGGCGGTCAGCAGGCAGGGTTTATGCCCAATTCACGTCGGGCGGCTGGTCTTGGAACGGGCCAGATGTCCCGTGGCTTGATGTCACCGCGTACAGGCTTTGGCCGGAAAATGGGCTAGGAGTAAGGCATGTTCGGAGAAACAATTGGTAATGTCGTTGGCAGCAATTACGACGCTGGCAGCAAGGGTCGGTACAAGGCGCAAGCCTACGGCTCACTGTTTGACATGGGTTATTCCTACCAGCAGTCACGAAAAGACGAAGCCGCTTTAGATGAGATAACTGCGCTGCAAAGACAGATTGCAGAGGCGCAAATGTCTGCCGCAGCGCAATCGTCTGCCGACGAAGCGGCGTACCGTGCAAGGATCATTGAGCGCATCAACGCAATGGACACGTCGCTCAAGTCGTCGATGGCGAAGCTAGGCGCGAGAACGCAAGTCGATGGCGACGACATCGCCGCAAACTACAAGACGTTTCGCGGGCAGATGATGGACGACTACTATGAAACCGTTGAAATGGTAGGCTCTCAAAACAAAGCCTCAGCCATACGTCGAGGCATGGACCGCTCAACGCAATTCACTGACACGCAGGCAGAGCTAATTAAAAAGTCTACAAGTCAGTTAGGCGCAATAGACCAGAGTGCTTTCGACGCAGCGATCTCGCGCAGCAAAGGCTTTGCTGATGCGATGAACTCTGGACGATCTGAAACCTTCTCCGAGCTTACAAGTGTACTTGGCAAAGCCGCCGAGATGGAAGGCCAGTTCGTTACGAACAATGCGCCTAACCAAATGAAGAACGCTTCATCCGCGCTGGATGGGTTTGGCACAAATGCTTACAATAATTTCCAAGATAGCCAAAGCGTTATGGGTGACACTATGGCGAGCTTTAACGAAAAGCTGGCACCTAACTTCTCCTATGGGTTTGGCGATAAAGGTGTCTACACGGACTTGGCTGGCGGTAAGGACGCTCGTCGCGACGCCGCGCTTAGGGCCGCGATTGGTGGCGACAAATATGATCAAATAGTATCAGACACGAATGAGGTTGTTTAATGCGTATAGGTTCAGCTTTTCTCAAGGCACGCGACAATAAAGAAGACCGCGTACAGAAACGTCGCAGTGACAACATGGCGGCGTTCAACAGCTATGTGAAGACGCAGTCTGAGCTTGGCGTAGAAGCGTCAGTTCAAGACTTAGAGAAGATGAAGCAGAACCTTGCGGGCGGTGATTTCTTTTACGGAAAGCAGCTACCGTCATCGAACGTCATCGAAGAAACGTCATCTCGACTTGGGGCTATCAAAGCCGACAAAGAAGCAGAAGAAGCAAGGACGGTTCTGCAAAACGCGAACACAAAAGCGGATGGCATGCGAGCCTCTATGGCAGGCTTTTTAGGCGCTAATCCTGACAACGCAGCGTGGTGGAACGCTAATAGTCAATCCGGCCCCTTAAAGGCCGTTGTTGATATGTATGGTGACACGCAGGCTAAAGTATATCTGAAAAACTTAAATGACCGAGGGGTCGCTGAGTACATACGAGACTTTGACCTGAGTAGCTACAAGACAATTGATGGCATTGAAGCCGCTGTCTCAGCCGCCCCAGCGTGGCAGCAGCCAAAGATCAAGGCTTATTTGAAAAGCAATTTGCAGCAATGGACTAATACTGAACGCAACAATGGGAAAAACGCCGCTCAAACCGCCCTGCCAGGAATTGTGAAAAACGCGCTCACCGAAGATGCCGCTGTCACAGCCGCACTTGCAGCGGGCAAACTTGGCATGTCAGACGACGCGACCACAAATTATGCGTGGCGCGACGCCATTACCCAACAAGCAAAAGCGGCGTTCGCCTTAAGGCTGAAGCCAAGATTTACGAAAGCGCAAGGCATCGCGTCTGGTCAGAATGATAAGAATTTGTTTACGAACAAGGCAGCTCGCGATTTGGCGGTTAATAAAATACTGGCAGATGCAGAAATTTTAGATGACGGTAGCAAAGAAGTAGACGATCTTAAGACGCAGCTAAATAACACCCTCAAGACCAACGCATCGGTTGCTAATACAGCTTTCGAAGACGCAACAATTACAGCATTATCAGCGAAAATTGCTCTACTACCCCCCTCCACGCTAGACCACTTAACCGCCGAAGATGACCCGCAAAAAAAGGTGATGGAACTTATAACAAGTATGGGCTTAGACCTTACTGGCACGCGCTGGGTTGATCCGAATGGCCAGCCCACTCCGTTCTTCAAGATAATTCAAAATAAAGTCTTGGCACAGATAACGCCCAAAATTGCACGCGGCCTTGTGCTGGCAAACGACGTAGACGAAGCCAACATAGAATTAGAAATTTTCGGTGGCGTTGCGAATGGAAAGGGCCAGTCTGCGGCAATCGCAGAATACATAAACATGCCACAAGACGCCGACCGTATGGGCAAGCTATTCACGGAAGTGAACCGCATACGTGTAGAGAATGATAAGCCTCCGTTTAAGTCGATAGAACTTGCCCAAGGTGACGAGGTAGACGACGGATGGACCGCAGTCTGGAAACAGCTTTCAGATCGGATTGGTTTGTCTCAAACCACTCTCTACAACACACGACGGGACGCAGCCGTCAAAACCGCCGACGCCCAAATATTAGAAGCACAGGAAACCGCTCAAGGATTGATCGGCAATTTGATAAATGACAACGATAAGGAAAGCCCCGAATTTAAGGCTTTGAACTACGTCGTGGGGAAGTTTTTTCTACCCCAAGGCGAACAAGAGTTGAGCGCAATATACCAACAAGTTATGGATGTCATCCGAACTGAGGGCTTAACTTTCGATGATGTGGATGAAGGTGTAGAAGCTAGATACCGAATAAGCCAAGTTGTTAAAAGTTTAAACGTACTGACTAAGGCCAGTGGGCAGGCTAGATTTCGTGCAGCACTATTGAGAAAATCCGTAGACGGCATTGTGAAGCCCGGAAGCTCTCTAACAGCTTGGGCCACAACGAACATAGACGGCTTGGACGACAAACAAATGAGGTTCACGCTCGACATGGAGGCGCTGACCCTCGACGCTGACCCCTTAATCATAGCGCAAAAGCAGAAATTATTAGATAAAGCGATAAAGAATTGGGACGCTCTTAAGATAGCCTTGGCCGCAAGCGCAGAGACACCACAGGTGGGCGGTGTGTTAGCTAACCCTGAGAAGCATGCAGCGGAGCTTACCCAAGTTTATAAGGATATTGACGAAAAGATTAAAACGCTCAAAAACACAAAGCCGACGGGAACGCCGACGTTCTTTAACCGCGACCCAGCGTCGAACCGTTTCGAGGTAAGAGAAGGTTTAGGGGACAGTGCAGAACAAATCGGTTTCAAAATGTTCACACTGTATAAGCGCGACTTAGAAGGCGGGTTTGTAATCGACACGGCGGCTACTTTGGCGAAGTACCCAAATGGCGCACCCGCAGCGGTCGGACCAGACGGCGGTCCAACCACCAGCGCCCAGCCACCTATCATATCGCCGGAAGACAACGCCGACCCCGTGCGGTTCGCCTCACCACTAGCCGCCGAGCCACTTTATAGCAATATTGTAGACCCTTATCGCACACTCGACGGCAAAAGTGCGCCCCGATTTATGAACCCTACTGGCGCAGCCACATTGAAAACGGTGAAGGTTAATGCGAAATTCTCAACTGGCAGGGTGCGTGCGTTAATAAACACCAAGTTCGAAACTGTTTCGGATGAAGATAAGCCAGTCGTTTCAGCTATTTTGAGGAGCGAGGCTTTTGCAAGATATCTCACTAAGAACGATGGTAGTAAGGGGGCCATGTTCGGTGTGTGGGATGGGTACAATGGCAATAGCCTAGAAACCATGTTTGCTAACCCAAGACAGTTCCTAGAAAATATGGCTAATCTTGACCTAGAGAGCGTGGCAAAGGGGGACAGGTATGAAGCAAATCAACTATGGAAACCCACCGCAGATGAAGCAAAAAAACTATTAGCGGCTATCTCAGCCTACGAGGAAGATATGTTCGACTAGCGGGGTCTGAAGGGGTACGACTTAGACCCCTCACGACGATATGATGTTTCCAACGTAGCGCGGAAACTGGAGTACCGTCTTGTGAGCAATGAAATTGACGCCATCCTTAGCAATATGGATGATGACGTTTCTGACAACGGGTCAGGAATGGGAACTAACAGCGGGCTTGGGTACGCAGCCAACTTAAACAAAGCAAACGCCAAGAATGTTTTTGCGCGGCAAGACTTTGTTCAGGACATTTACGACTACTACTACGAAAGGGACGGAAAGTCTTTTAGTGGTATCGACGAAGCAAAAGATTACTTCATGGAAGACCGCCGCTGGCGCAACATGAACCTCGTATCCATTGGCCGCGACTTAGTTGACGCTAATAATCAGTCTGATCAGCAGGGCAAAAGACTTGCACGACTACAGACTACCTTCGACGCCATGCCAAACTTCTACGAGGATGGTGGGGATGGCTGGAAAGGTTTTGCTACAAACGCTTTGGCAGTAGTGGCAGACCCAATAAATCTGATTGGTTTCGGTTCTGGTGGTGTGGCCGCAAGAGCGGCAGCGGCGGGCGTAATAGCAGGCGGCGGTAGGCAAGTCTTGCAGCAGTCGGGCATGGCGGCGGTGCGAGGCACAGCATCAAGGGAAGCCTTGAAGGCGGGCATATTCAAAGGTGCATTGTACGAGGGCGGCGTGTCTGGTTTGGCCGAGGGCGTGCTAGACGTAGGGATACAAGCACGTAACACAGAGTTAGGATTACAAGACGGCTACAGCTTGAAGCAAGGCGCTGTTGCGGTAGCTGGCGGCACGGTAATAGGCGGGGCTATGGGTGGTGCGCTTGGTGGTTTAGCCGCCAAGGTACGAAACCCCTTTTCAGACGGCATGAGCCAAACAGACCGTGGCATCCAAGACGGCAGAAACAGGGTAATGGACGCCGAGATGGACGCCGCAAACGCGGATAACATCGCACTAGATGAGGCAAACGCAAACGCAGACACGGGCGAAACAGCCCAAGAGAGTTTCACTCGGCGCATTGGCGAGACACGGGCAGCGGTCAATCAAAGAACGAACCTAAGTCGTGCGTCTGCGGCAGAAGGCGAACGATCAGCCAACGAACAGCGTACAGAGACAGGCCCATATGACACGCAAGACACGGATGGCGTCAATGCAGGCCAACTGACCGAAGACGACACTCTCGACTTAGCGGCTCAGAATGTTCAAAGCATGGATGAGTTGGCTCGCAAAGCGGAGCTAGACGCAACAACGGAAACCGACTTAAACAAACGTAACGCTCTTAATGAACGTGCGGTGAAGCTACGTCGGGCGTCCGAGGCTCTGCATGGCAAGCTGGAAAGGTATCTCAGCCCCGACGAGGTCACTAGCACTGAGCTAGTTCAAGAGATACTGCAAATTACAGACCAGAGCGATCTGCTAATAAAAATTGGCAACGACCCTGATGCGCCTCAACCGACAGGTAATACGGGTGGCGGTACTGCTAGAAACCTGACTGGTGCAGAGGCCGACGCCGACGCCGACGTAGCTAACAATGCTGGCGCAAGACCAGGGGATGGCGGCAATCTAACTGGCGATGAGGCCGGAGATTTCAGCGACCCTCAAAACTTTACAGGTGGCGATAATCGCATGGGGCCAAATCGGCCTGAAACCGCGCTGGTTCCTGAAACTGGGCCTGAGTTATCTCAACCTGACCAAGAGTTTAAAGATCGACTTGAGGAAAGTAAGGTTATCGACACAAGGCTTGAAACAGACGTTGCAAGTCTCAATGAAGAATTAGTCGGTGAACGGCAGAAGTTTGAGACTGACAGTCCCCTCATTGGCGAAGAACCAGATATCACGGAAATACTAAAAGCTGGTGACATTGCCGAAGTCGGTGAAGCCGCCGACGCCATGAAAGTACGTCTGTCTGGTGTGGCGCAGCAGAATGGCGTGGACATATCAGGCATACCAGACATGGAAAACTCTGGTGGCAAGGTTATTGTCGAGCGACTTAACGCGAAGCGTGCAGAATTACGAAGTGTCCAGCAAGCCAGAATAACTGAACTGGAAGCTAAGATCGACCAGACTGAGTTACGGCGTGCTGACAACAGTAGGATAAGAGACACTGAAAAAGTAGATTACGAAAAGGCAGTTGTGGAGCGGGACGCCCGACTAGCCCAAGAAGAATTAGACAGGGAAGTTACACGGACCCTTGAGAAGCAGCGCAAAGAAGCAGTAGTAGAGCAAGCCGCAGCCGACGCACGCAATCCGTCTTTAGTCTTTGAAACGCTCAACAGTAAGTCTGATACGGTTGAATACCTAAAGTCGATAGGTGTTAGCGAAGAAGATATGAAGCCGCTTACTAATCTCGACGCTCGGACCAACAGGCCAGCGCGACAAGAAGCATTTGTCAAAATCTGGAACGAACGAATGGGCCAAGAGTTGATGGTTCAGTACGCCACTTCCCGCATGGGTGATAATGGCCCTATCGACAGTTTCTACAACACTGACGTTTTGCCTGATAGTACCATGACCTTTTTTGAGGCCATTCTAGTCGAGCAGGGTTTTGATCCAGACTTACGCGCAGCAGCGTTAGCCTCTCACAACAAGATATTGGATAACCCCAAAGACCTTAACGACAAAGTCTTGGAATTACATACTTCACCTGAACATATAAATAGCCCCGAACTTTTCTTTGAGGCAGCAAAAGAACGGTTTGGCAATGCGTATGCCGAGAGGCTCGCCGTGCATCTTCACGATGACATTATTAACGCCCCAATCGCCAAACTCGATAGCTACACTTACAAGCAAGATGGGATAAACGCGACGTTGCCGCCAAGGGACATGGCCAGCCCGTCTGGCGAGCCGCTTTACGGTATGAAGGTAGCGGGCGCAGAAAGAACACTGCCCTCTGGCAACCTCTCGACGGAGCCGAACGCTAACCGAGATGGGCGCGTAAAAGAAATCGAAGCGGTTATGTCCGACGCTATAAACAAAGAGCTTATGGCTTTGAAAGAGCGTGCAAGAAAGACTGCGCTCTTGGCTGGCATAACCGAAGAACAGGCAGACGCCGCCGCCACAAGAATTTACTACGACAAGATAGACAAGATGGTGGCTGACCGCGAAGGGTTCTTGGAGCGCAACGATGCGTTCCTTGATGGCCAGATGAAAACAGTCGCTAGTAGCATTTTAGAGATGAAGTCGGCGCGAGATGCTTACAACAAGACCCGTTCCGACTTGCCTAAAAAGTTTAATAGCAACCTTACTTCTGAGGAAGTTATTGTCCAAGAGCTTGATAGCAATGGCGAGTTAGTCGATCTGGATAAGATTAGATACACCTTAACACAGAGCGCGAAGCCGACCATTGAAGAAAGTGCTCTTTTGAACGCGCACTTCAAAAGCCTTGAGGCTCTAAGGGAGACTAAGCGTCGTTACTCAAGCACGGCTAAGTACAACGTCGTTATGAAAAACAATAATGTTCTCCCTATCGGCCAGCTTATTATGGAAGCTGAGAACGAAATACTGACGTTAAAAAGCAAGAAGCAAACCAGCATAAAAATTATCGCGCCTAAAGATCGTTCGTCGAAAGACATCAGCGTGGGTTTTGACGCAGGCTTGGCAGACTTCATAGGTCGATCACAAAACCGAAAGGGTGACGGCACATACGAGGTGAAAAACAAAGTTCAGGCTATCCTTAAAGGCTCTAACATCAATGGGTACGAGGGAAAGTTGTTCCGCAGAGGGCAGAAACTTGCTGACAATGGCCGATACGAGCAACGAACTGCGACCGCAAATGCAATCGACGAAATGCAAGCCTCTCGCATAGCGGCAGGCACGCAGCAGAGAGTGAGAGATGAAATAGAGGCCGAGCGTAATAAGCCACGGGTCACAGAATTAGACTTTCATATTAAAAAGATCGACGCTCTCAATTCTAAAATCTATCAGGTCACTAAGAACAGAGGGTCTAACAAGCCAATCAAGTATGATGGCAAAATAGTAACGATTGAAGAACTAACCGACTTGCGTAACTCAGCTATGAGCAAGGCTAGAGCAGAAGTTGTAAACTCATTTGACATGGGTCCGAGTGGAAGCGTCCTGACTGGCCTAAAAGCCGAGAGAGCACGACTAACGAGCAACACGCAAAAGGGCATGCTTGGCAACCAAGCCGAGGAGTACAACAAAAACCGTGCTCGCAACATCATGCTCAGTACATGGAACCAGATCAGGCGTGAACTGAACGATCCAAAAACGTCCGATGATCGGGTGCGACTACTGCAAACAATGACCCGCGACTTGAAACGTATGGGCAATGTTCAAAAGCAGAACGGCAAGCCTTACGATGAGAAGCTGGCAGAGAGAATTGCCACGTTCGCAACGAAGAAGGAAGCCGCTGGTCGCAGGGCCGAGGCCGCTTACAAACGTGATGTCGAGGCTGGCATGTACGACTATGAGAACAGCAGTTACGGTGAAGGCGCAGACCGCTTTGAACCCGAAGACTTGGGCGTAGCAGATGCTTACGCCGAACAATTAGCCCGACGCGATATGGGCGAATATAAGGTTGATGAAAGCGCGACTGAGAATATGTTGTTTGGCGACAACTTACCGCCCCAGTTAAAAGACGAGGTTTTACAAGCCGCCAACCAGAAAAAAGTAGCCGAGGTAGCACGCCTAGACGGCCTAGCAGAGTACACTTTACTCTCAGCAAGGGCGCACCGAGGGGAGATTTCAGGAGATGAGCTGGTCGCTGCAATAGGCCGACTTAACCAAGAGATCAAACGCCGAGCAGAGGCAGCGCCAGAAGAAGTAACAGTCGCGGGGCGCAAGCACGCAATAGAAGTAGCGTCTACGACTAAGGGTGTGGAAGTAGATATAAACAACGACATCTCTTACTCTCGACCAGAAGGCAGCAAGATCGTCACAATAAAAATTGACGACGTAAAGCTGGGAGAAGCTATAGAAAAACCCGATGGCGGCTTTTCTATCATGCACCCCGATGGCCAGCGAATAAATTTTAAAAAATTTGGGCCGCTCAAGAAGTCTCTTGTTCAAATATTTAACAGGCAGATTGATGGCATCCAAGAAAAGTCTGGCAACACGCGCTTTTCAGTTAAGGAAAATGCGAAGGGCATCCCGCACGTACAGAAAGACCCCTCTCAGACTGCGACTTACAAGACTGATCCACCTATCCCAGTCGCAAAAAACGTAGCCGCACCAGACGTAAACATAAAGCCAGAAGCCGACGCTAATGATCCGACCACTTGGAGCGGCTTAGACTTTGAAGATATGCCCGCTGGCCGTAAGCTGGCGATACAGTTCTTAGGCGATGGCCCGTTAGTGAAGCGGCAAGTCGTGCGTATGGATAACGAGAAATCCCCTCAATCAATTAGGGAAATGCTTGGGACAAGTGGCGACGTGCCATACGTCATTGGCCATGTGCAGTCTGGTGGCCCGAAGGCAGCAAGCCAAGAAACTTTCTTCCCGATGGACCCAGAGAGCATCTTTATCGACCAGCGTGGCGTTGAGGTTGTTGGGCTAGACGTGCCAGAAGGCAAGCGTGGGTTGTCTGGAAATTCACAGAGCCGACGTAAGCGTGAAAACAGGGCGTCTGACTTAAGCAAGGTCCAAGGTAACAAGCTCAAGATAGCAGAGGACGATCAAGCGTTCTTTGCAGAAATGGGCGCAGAGCTAAACACGGTAAACGATTTAGTCCTCCACATCGAAAAGCTAGAGACTGCCGATTGGCAGGGCGAAATACGATCCTTAAAGGGGTTAAAGAAGTACGCGACCGCACGTTCAGCAGCGGCACGCATACTCAAGGCAAACGTACCAAACGGCATTAAGAAGCCTACGACTACCACAGCCAAGGCGAACGAAACTCTACGGACTATGTTCGATGGCTACCCACAGGCAGAAGTCCAAACAGCGGTAGACTTTATTGAAAGAGTGGCGCTTTTGAACGGTGGGGTTGCGCCGAAAATGCGAGCAGGCGATAGCCCGCTATTCGACGTAAACACAAATGAGATCCAAATCGACGTAGCGAGCGGTTCAAAGACTGGTGAAGTAAGAAGCACCCCTATGTCTATGGAGCTAGTGCATGAGATGGGCCACTGGGTCTATGACAACCTTCTCGACGAAGGTGATCGTCAAAAGTTCTGGTCGTCTATGGAAAAATACTACGATGATAACGGCACCCTTAACTTCAAAGACTTAGAGCGTGGCTTGGTAGACCCGAAGTTTATCAGCAATTCCGCGTCTAACCCGCAAGAGTTTTTCGCCAACCAGTTTCTAGGGTTTGCGATGCAGACTGACGCGGTTCGCGTGCCGGGTTCCGCTTTGCACCAAGTCTTTGCGAAAGTAAGCAAGATTGGCGCTGATCTTTTGAACTGGTTGCTAGGTCGTGAGACATTTCAGATCGACAGCGACTTGTATCAAATCTTCCAGAAGCACATGCCGCAAGATGTAATCGACCCTGAGACTAATTTGCCCACAGCGCAGCCTTCTATGTTCGGACACCTAGAAGCACTTGGCCGTGAACACGGTAATGATGGCTCAATCACCGTTGGTTCGGGCATGATGAAGCCAGCAGAATTTGCGGGCAAACAAATGCGCGTCTTAGACACACGTATCCGCGAGCTTCACGCAGCAAAACGCGCCTACCCCACAGGTCTTGGTGACAGCATGTCTCTGGCAATCGACTTAGAGCGCATAGCCAAGGAGACTTACGGTGAATATGGCGGGGCAAAGGGCCAGCCGTTCCATAAGAAAATCCCAGGAGCACCTGAGAGCGGTAAAGCTCGGATAATGGCGCTCGACGAAACCGTTTCACGCGAGCCAATCATTCAAGCCCAGTACGCAATCCATACATTCCTCAGAAAACTACGTGCAGAGGAAGCTGACCACAAATTCTCTACCATGCTAGGCGGCATGTCTACCAAAGACAAAGCAGCACAAGAAGCGATTATCTCTGAGATGACGGGTATGGGGGAACGAAACCAGCAGGCGATGTACGAGCGGCTGCTGACAGATAGCAAGTCGGCCTACGAAGGTCTTGATGAAGCTATCGTCGATCACTTGCACCGCCTGTCTACTGACTTGCAGATCGCGCTACAGGGAGCGGTCAAGGAATACACGGGGATGTTCCAGAGAACTATGCCGTTCACGGAACGCAAGCGCATAGCGATAGACGAATACACAGGTGCGGCATACGTCGAGACAGATAGCCCGAAGACAGGTCGGTACAAAAAAGCGGCTCGCAAACTAGCGCGGCAAGAGCTTGCACTGTCTCAGTCTGTAAACGAAGTCGTGAGCAAGATGTCTAGCTCTGGGATTGATTGGCGCACGGTGTCTGAGAAGGATATTATCTCAGCAGCACAAGGCAGAAAAAAAGAACTAATCACAATTTCCGAACAAAGACATGAACTTGCTAGGGCGGTTTCCGCAGAGGGGGCAGAAGACTTAGGCGCGAAAGCCACAGCCTTTAACCAACTCAAGGCCAGCGAGACACACAAGTCTTTTGACTTGCCTGCTATCTTAAACCGTCTGGAAAACGGCAGCGATACACAGCGAAGACTTCTTGAAATCTTTAGAAGTGATCGCCAAGACCATAAAAACCATATGTTGAAGATTATTTCTGAGACAGACCTTGAGGACACCCACGACTTAATCATAGCTGGCCGTCATTATGGTGCGGAACTTCCAGATGCACCAAGCGCCGTTTCAACTGAGCCTATGTCTGGTGCGGTAAGCCAGTTCACAAGCTCTATCAGCGTGAGGGGTAAGGACAAAAGCCAGCAAGCGATGGCGCAAGACTTGTTCACAAAGATGACAAGAATGATAAAGGGCTTTGAAGACCCCAGCGTCAAGATTGATGACGATATCTTTATGACCGCATACGACGTGGCGATGATAAGGAACGATCCAAACGCGCTGGACGCTGACGACATAGACATGGCCTCACCAGTTGGCGAAGCATGGGATGATGCGCGAGATGCGATGCGTGACATGGCTGACAACGTGATAGCGATCAACAAGCTACGCGAAAAGTTCCCGTCCGAGCTAAGTGGCACTATGGAGCAATCCGCTAAGTACGATGCTGAGATTATGAAGTACCGTAAGCCTTTGTTCGACTATCTGTATGACTTCACTTACGCACTACAGACAGGAACAGACCAGCGGGCGATCAAAGGATTGGACGCAGCAGGCGTAGAGCAAATGAAGGCAAAGTTTGCACGCATGACTACAATAGATTTCACCACGACTGATGCGTTTACAGTTAAAGGTGGGTCTACCGAGGCTAACGCTTCACTCAGAAAGATGATCGACGAAGCCGTGCAGATATTGGACGGCATCCTGTTCCAGCCACAATCATCAGCAGACCGATTGATGGAAACCCGACGCATGGGTACTGCCGACTTGCACAGGGCAGAGCGTGACAAGCACGCTATCTTGGGAATGGTTAGAGGTGCTGACGGCCAAGCATTAGTACACCCATCGGTCGCGAGTAAGTATGCAGATGCCTACCTAGACACTATCGGTGACAGACTTGACGGCTCTGCAAGAGACTTGACTGGCGCTGGCCCAAAGGCTGACTTAAAAAATCGCCTGAAATTCAACGTGTCGTCTGACCAAAATGTTCGGGGTGTTACATCCACACCGAATGGTCAGTACGGAGATGGCGTTTATCTCAAGAGCATTAAGCACGTAGATAAAGGTTTCGACGTAGTAGAAGTTAAGCGGGCAGCGGATGAGGCCGCAAGTTCTTCCAGACTTAACTCCAACCAGAAGAAAGAGTTAGATTTCTCGGTCAACTCAACGATTTGGTTGCGTGAAGCTATCAGAGATTTAAACAATAAACTCGATACATCCTTTGATGAGAAGCAGCTTTTAGAGAGGCTGTTAAAAATGGATCGAACTCACTGGGGTGTAATCGACGACATAACAAATGGCCGTATGAAGGACCAGAAAGTAGCGCCCGTATTTGCAAGGGTACGCGCACCGCTCGACCTCACAAGCAACACTCAGTATTCTTTGAATGGCGAGACAGACGGGACGATGCGCCATTTCATAATGAAGCTGGCCGAGGGTAGAGTGCTAGATGCAGAGGGCGTGCAGGCGGCAGTGGACGCATTTACCGCACCGATGTCAGGCCGCGAAATGTATCAAGTGTTTACGAACAACTCGAATGGCTTGCTTCACAAGTATGGCAAGTCGAACAATGGTCCCGCCTCAAGACTAGCGTTCAACCGCATGCTGAAAGACATGGGCTACGACGGCCTGCACACCGACGAAGGCGACGTAGTCTTTAACCCGGAGATGGTTAAAGAGGCCAATAGCTTTAAACCCGAAGACAACTTACTCCATGATGGAGAGGGTTTTGGCGGGGACATGAAGCTGACGGGCCAAGTCGTCGAGGAGATGATGGTTCAGAACGGTCGTCTTGGAAACCCAACCTTTGTTGGTGTCGCACGCGAAGCTCGACGCATGGGTATGCCGCAGGCGATACTCGACGTAACTGAAAAGGTATTCAAGAAGCGCAGTATCCAGCCCGAAGACGTAGAGAAAATATCCAAATGGTCTACGGTCAAAAACTTCTTCCGCGAAAACTCAAGTCTATTCAGGCAGCTTGGAGCCAATTGGTTTGGTGATCAGATACAGCCCATGAGCGGTGTTGGTACTTTTGAAAAGCACGACGCACTGCTGGCCCGCAGAATGTCTCCGATCATTAGAAAGCTAAATGCTCTCCCCGATGGCGGTGGAGCATTTAAGCGGTGGAACCGCCGTAACCGTGGCCTTGCTATGGGTGCGCTGGACGCTGGACAACCCGCCAGCCACGAACGCATCATCAATGCGTTGCGCCGTGGCCGTGGTGCGGTTCAAGCTCTGGGTCTTGCGGAGCGAGAGATCGCTATGGACATAGCCAATGGCTTTAACGATGAGCTAAACCAGATGAAGGCTCTCGGAATAAAAGTGGGCGATGCACGTAAACTCGGTTCAGACTTTTATGTCCCACAAGTTTACGACAGGGAAAATATCCTATCAAACCCTAGCCGCTTTAGAGAAGGCTTAGTCGAAATACTGAAGCGCGAGCAGAACAGACCTGACTTCGATAGCCAGAGAATGACTGAGGATGAGCTTGGCAAGATCGCTGACCTCATGGCTCATAGGCTCACCAAAGGCTTTGACCCTTCGACCGACGAAGCAATACAGCAAGCACTAGGATCACCGTTTGCGGCTCGCGTCATCAACATTAAGCCAGGTGACTACGACTTTATGGATGAGTTTCTTGTGCAAGACTTGCAAGGTATCTTGGCTAAATACTACGACCGCACAATCCGCAAGCGCGTGCTGACGGAGCAGTTTGGTGTGAACGGTCATGGCTTTAACGCTTATGTAGAGACAGCCCAAGATGGCCTCGACGCTGGGGTCCAGATACTCAACAGTAGATATAGCCCGACTAACGCTGTTACGACTGAAAGCGGCATGGCGATGGTTGACGATCTGCAAATACCATCCTTACGTCTAACCCCCGATCAGTCAAAAACTTTAGTCGTGAAGCTAAAGCGCCTACTCGACGACCCAGAGACTAACGTCAACAACAAGCAGACCGCGATCAATATGATAATCGAAATGGGTGGGCCAGATGCTTACAACAATGTGCAGTTTAAAAAGCGCGTTGAGGCAGTGGTGAACGCCGCCGTAGACTTTGCTGGCCGTAAGCCTTCCAGTACGACAGTAGCCAAGATGCGTCAGATGATGGACGTGTTGAACAAGAAGCCGATTGATGGTGGGTCAGGTCAGGAAGCACGCTACAAGGTTAGCCGTGCGCTCAAGTCTTTCACCAGCGTATCTCTTTTGGGCTTCACGACATTTACTTCTCTACCCGATATTGCTCTGCCCCTAGTTCGCAGCGGCAACATGAGAGCCTTCGCAAAAACATGGGCGAAGTATAGCACTGACCCGTCCTACCGAGCAGCAGCCAAGAACATCGGCGTAGGCATAGACAATCTTATGCACGAACGAATGGTTCAGATGGCAGGCGACGGCAACCAAAAGTTCGCCAACGCCTTCTTTAACGCGACGTTGCTTACGCCTTGGACAAACACCATGCGTGAAGTCGCGTCCTTAGTCGGGTTCGAGAGCTTCAAGAGCGAGATTGACCGGGCTGTTCGACTAGCCAGCAAAGGCAAGAGGGGCAGCAAGTCGTATGCGACGGCTGTTAGGTATCTGGAACGCTATGGCTTGACGGGAGACAACGCCCCTCACGACTTCTTAGCGGATGGCAGCTTTAGAATAGACATGCTCCCCAAGGACGAGGGCATTGAGATGCAAGTTCAAATGGCGATGCTTAGGTTTACCAACGAAGCGATCTTTACGCCTAATCCGAACGACGTGCCGATGTGGGCGCAGACCCCTTGGGGCAGCATGATGTTCCAACTCAAGTCTTTCCCACTAATGATGATGAAGCTACAGGGCTACATTGTTGATGAGTTTAAATTGGGCAACGTCGCACCCGCGTTCTACATGCTTACAGCAGGCGTCGGGGCTGGTTCCCTATCGGTTGGCGTAAAAGACTATGTGTCTTTGCGGGGCGGGGATGACGAGCGTTCAGCGGAGTTTAGGAAGCGCAAGCTCACAGAAAGCAGAGCGGGCATAGCCGAGATACTTGGCGTAAAAGAAGGCGACGACCTAGACGCCGCGCTGGGGTGGTACTTGGATGGACTGCTCGCGGTTGGCGGCATGGGCCTAATCGGTGAAATGCTCTACAACACAAGCGCACAACTCGACAATGGCAAGTATGGTTTTGTACGCACAATGTCGGCAGCGTTTGGGCCACAAGTAGGCACCGCAGAACTAGCGTTCAATGCGGCAGCAGGCGCAGGGCAAGTGATCAGCAACAAGATAAACGACGAGGATAAAAACGATAAGATCAGAAACACGTTGCGCGATATGTTCGGACGATTACCTGTGGTGGGTCGTATCGCTGGTGGCCCAACAGGCAGGGAAACCTTCGTCGATGCAGTCGGTGGAGAGGCCAAGAAGGCAGGCCGACCAGCCAAAGGAAAACTTGGCGACAGTAAGTTTGGCGGCGTGGAGTTCGGAGGAGCGTTCGACAAATGATGTTCATCACGCTCTTATTCGTCGGGCTGGCCAACCCCACCTACACTACCTGTGGGTTGGCCAAGCGCACGACGATACAGGGCGAGATGGTCTGCATATACCGTGGGCCAAACGGCACCACGGGTTATCACTATCCATCATTTAGCTTCAAGGAATGTCCGAGCACATTTCGGTGTCGTTACACCCCCAACGCCAAGCGCCGACCCACAGTCAAAGAGATCATGGATGGACTGAAAGAGGGATTTGAAAATTGACAACAGCCTTTGAGAAAATTCTAGAATACAAGTTGCTACCCCGACTGTGCATGTTCGTAATGATGATCATGTATATTCGCGTAGTCGAATGGTTCATGTCGCTACCGCAAGACGTAGTGTCTACACAGGCCACCGCGCTAACTGCGACCGTGACAGGCGCACTTACGGGAGCGTTCGCAATATGGGTGGGAAATGAAAAATGATACTTAGTTCACTCATAGGACCAATCGCCAATCTCGCAGGCACATGGCTGCAAGCCAAGGTCGATACGAAAGCAGCGGAGACTAAGATGAAAGTCTCAGCAGCCGAGGCCAAGTCGCAGATACTCATGTCGCAGTGTCAGAGCGAAGCGAACTGGGAAGCGATCATGGCCCAAGGATCAACGTCGTCGTGGAAAGACGAATATATAACAATTTTGATGAGCCTGCCCATAATAATTTGCTTCACTGGTGAGGCTGGGAGGGACATGGTCTTTGATGGTTTCGCTGCTCTCGACGAAGCGCCCGACTGGTTCATATACACATGGGGTTGTGTCGTCGCAGCGAGCTTTGGAATACGTGGTGCCACTCAATATTTTGGTAACAAGAAGTGAGCTACGACCAGTCTGACGATGCGGAATTTACGTCGGTATGGAATAACCAACACAAGGAAAAAACCATTGAGAAATATTAACGAAATTATAATTCATTGCACCGCGACCAGACCATCATGGTATGAAGATCGTCCTATAAAGGATGCGGTCAAAGAATTGACAAGGTGGCACGTCGAGGACAATGGCTGGTCAGACTGCGGGTATCATCTCGCCCTTAGTCGTAGTGGCGAAGTGGGCGAGGCCAGACCTATGCGACGTACAGGAGCGCATTGCCGTGGCAAGAATAAGTCGAGCATAGGCATCACACTTTTGGGAGGACGGGGCGGTCAGACTGACGACGACTTCTTGGAAAACTTCACCGAAGAACAGGACAAAGCGTTGCGAGATTTGATCGCAGACTTGAAGGCTGAGTACCCGACTATAACCAAAGTATCGGGCCACTCAAGTTACGCCAACAAGGCATGCCCGTGTTTCGACGTGGAAGATTGGATGATGGGTAAGTAAAAAGTGGAACCTATATCCGCAGCAATGGCGGCATTTGCCGCCATCAAAACTGGCGTTAAGCTAGGTAAGGATGCCCATTCCATGATGGGCGACATAGGAAAAATGTGGGGTGCGATTGATGATATCAAGCAGGGCCACACCAAAGGTAAGAAAAATCCTTTCTCGTCCGTAGAGGAAGAGGCGCTGTCAACTTTTGCGGCTAAGAAAAAAGCCGAAGACTTGGAAGAAGAATTAAAAAAATATGTGATTATGACCAGAGGTATTTTTGCGTGGAGAGAGCTACTTCAACTGAGAGGCCAGATACGCAAAGCTAGAACCGAGGCTGCTAAAAAAAGGAAGGCCGAGATACAGGCTAACATTGAGATCGGCGCAGTGGCTCTGTTGTTCATAGTGCTAGTTGCTGGCATGATAGCTGGCGTCTGGCTGTGGTTAGGTTGACCTCGCCGCAGTGCGAAACCTAACAAGCGAGGTCGTGAGGATCAGCGATTAAAAACATATTCTGTGACCCAGCAACGCCTTTGGCCAACCCTCTGTAAAACCGTATCATTTTATGTGACCACGCGCAAGAAAGTCTAGCGTTCTAAACAGTCTCTCGTCCAAAGTATTGTTGACCTCAACGTCTACGTCGCACGTCAATCCCTCACTACTGTGGACTTCGCCTGTTCCTGTCGAGGGTTGGCCCTTCACGGACAGACGGATTATCATCCCGCCCATTCTCCGCACCCGCTACGCTTCGTTTTGAAAGCGACAGTCGTCGGTCACGACTGGATGCGTCGGCAACAATCGCTTGGCGGCGTGTTCCCACACGGTTCCCCATAGGTTCTTGCTTATTAAGTCTCGACCCCATTCCGTTCCCAATGTCTGCATTGCCCATCTCGGCGTCCTTCCATCCAAAATATCACAGGGCTGCTCTTTGAGCGCACCCTCAAGGTGTTCGTCGGTCAAGCCCATCTCTTTGAGCATGCGCTTAAGCGGTCCAGCAAACTTGATGTTAGTATAACCGTAATTCTTACATAAGTATTCCGCACACATCGACTTGCCGCTGCCGATTGGCCCGACGAAAGCTAAGAGACTAGGCTTCATCGTCGATCACTTCTTTTGAAAGGTCAGCGATCTCTCGTCGAATGTATTTCAGTTTGTCATACGCCTTCCGACGATCAGACAATTCTGTATCCTCGTCGGTCGGGCGGTCGTTGCCATAATTTATCATCCACTCTAAGTCAGTGATCCGCGTCTGGATGCTTTCAGCCATGTGGCGTAACTCGACGATCTGTTTTTTCTTAGCATTTAATTTCATGTCGCCCTCGGCTCATAGAGTTTCCAGTCGGTGCAAGTGGTGCCATCACACACCTCGCATTGTAAATTTCCCATGCGATCAGCGTGGCTATTGCCACAAGTTCTGACCGACTTCTCGTCTGGCACAAGGCCGTTCCAACACGCATCTCGCTTGAAGCAACCCTTGCAGCGCCAGTCACTTTCGTCCGTTGCTATGCGTGTGGCCCTGTTGGTAAGTACATCTTCGACCTTAGTCGTCAGGTAGGCCCAGCGAAAATCATCGAAGTCGATATACTGATGGTGATAGGCACTATTGTTTTTATTGTACGCAATCAGCACAAATTTACGGAGGCCAGACAGCCCCATCATAAACTGCATCTGGTCATAGTAAGAAGGGTGCGATCCCTTCACGCCCTTCTTAACAAACTCCTGATGCTTGGCCATGTTCATGGACTTGATCTCGACGCCGAATGTTTCGCCGTCTATCTCCATCAATCCGTCAGCGTTGCCCATCACCAAGCCACCGTATCCCGTCCATCTCCACTGTCGGCCAGTTAGCGGGTCAGTCTCCATGACGTGCATGCCAGCTTTACGCATGTCTTTAACCACGTCGTATTCAATCTTGTGACCATCACGAAAGATGCGCTTGAGTTGTGGCTCTGGCGCAGTCTCAGGGTATCCGCGATATGAGTACGCGATTGACGCCAGACACTGCTGGCCTATTCCACTGGCCCCGATGTACTGCCTCGGCTTGCCGCGCTTCTCGGCGCGATACGCCTCGGTTATTAGCGCGGTTATATCCATAGTCGTTCCTTAAAAAAAGGGGGCGAGCTACCAAAGTTCGGGCGCTGCGGCGATATACGTCGGGCATACCCACAGGCTCTCACCCCCTAGTTAGTTCCGTCCAAGGGAGATCAGAACGGAATTTCGTCATCAGGGATAGGCGGTGCAGATGCGGCCTTCGACGAAGATGATGTCTCAGTCTGGAAACCTTTGGGATCAAAGAAACCTTTTACCTGTGAGCCTGTGCGAGACTGCCCATCCTTTTCATAACTTTCTTGAACGACCAGCACGCCGACCTTCAATCCGTTTATGCTGGCGATGCCAGACTTACCTACATTGTCTGGGTCTTTGTGACCGCCATGCGTGAGCAACGC